CTTCTAAGGAGCTAGGAATTTCCTTGTGATGATAAGCTACAGCACCACAAGTTAGAGAACACTAGAGTTCTCTGCTTTTACAGAAGCATAACCGGACCAAGTTTAACGAGTTTGGACAACTCTATTTTCCAACTGTTTCGCCGCCTATGGTTAGTGTGCACTCCCACATATTGGTATCTTTTTGAATAAACTATCTGTCAGTAATTTAGTTCCTAGTAACTTAAATTATAGTTTATTCATAAGTTTGGTCTTTATATCCTTATAGAGCTAGTGAAACTTAGTGAACATCCAATTCTCCTAAATCTCCGAAAGCGGCTGTATTTCGAAGATGTTCTATTTCTTTAGCTTCATGTCCTGCGATTGGTAAAGCTAATTTCTGATTTAATGTAGCTGTTAATTCTTTGGCCTTTTACGGTGTGGCCTCAATAATTTTATCCATAAATTATTGTAATTTGAATAGATCCATGCCTTCGTGTTGATTGCCTAGCCTATCTAATAGCGAATCAACATAATCTAAACCGGCGCCTGAACAGTATAGTGAGCAACTTAGCGCCATTTATAAAGCATCCCAAGATGTATTTGATGTATCAGAAAACATCTATTAAACTCCGATTCTTGGTGCTTATCTGTGTAAATAGGTATATGATGATGTGATATTACCTATCTTGGAAAGAAAATCTATATTTTTGCCTAATCTATTAACTTTCCTTGTGCTTTATCCTAGACCGTGGAAACCGTATTTTTTAGCACAAAATAATCTCTCAACTCCTTGATCTATCTTTGTCAAGTCTTCTTCGACCACAACTGCGAAGAAGTCATCTCCTCCAACGAACATGCTATATCTGTCCGGATGGATTCCTTGTTAATGAAATAAATATTACCAGTATAGTGATACTCTCAAAGTATTGCCGAATGTAGTTCTTGTAGGGTGTCCTGAAGTAACAGTTCCCCACAATTTAGCCTGGAATAGTTTTCGTCGTTATTTCCCAATATTAACGTAGTAATTTAAAACGGTGTCTAGTTTCGTGATTGATTCTAGAACTTCATCATATAACCCACTTGGTAAGTCGAGCATGGGGTATATATCCGGCAAGATTTCCCGAATTAAATAATTATCAACTGCCTCGATTAGTTCGGCATGTTGATTGGAGTCATGAGACGAAAAGTCTGAGGAGATACATGTGATAGGGCCTTCTCTCTCAACTCTTCTAGCTTCTGCATATATTCTGTCCTACAGCTACTCGTGCGGAAGATAGCTGGCATAGCTTGGAAACGCCTTCTTTAAACAAGCTAATAAAATGAAATTTATATGATTGCAGACTCCTAGTAGCTCGGTACTAGGATTACATATATTTCGTGGTCTGTTAGAAAGACCAAGGACATCTTCACGTGCATTTTTAACAAACCACTCCCCGGATTTTGGAAAACACTTCATCTCTTTTTCGATCTTCATTTTTGATATAGCACTAGCTCTTCCTGACACATAGGACTGAGCTTTCTTTTTATCTACCTTAGCAATTTTGGCGATATAAGCATCGAAAGTGTATTAGGTTCTGTCCAGCTTATGTAAAGCTTATCTAAACTTTTTCACTAAACCCACGTGATTAGATTGGACAAATTTAGTGAAATGCTAAACCACTGAAGGTTCAGCGTGTAAATTGCTACCACCTTATCTCATAATTATTGCACAAATAGCATTCATTGGGCAATTTCCATAAGTAGCAAATGATAACTCACTTGGTAAGTTATTTAATAGCGGAGTAACTATTTTCTTAGGAGCATTTTTGGCACAGGTGCACAATTTAGAATACCTGGCTTTAATTTCTGAAGCAGTGAGTGGACCAAGTGGCATTTTTGTATCCACATCATAGAATCTCATTTCCCTGAGAACTTTTTAATTAGTAGCTGACAAATCATAGCAGATGTCTTCAGACTTGTGGAAGAATTAATTCTAAGTGACCTTCTTAGAACTAAGGGCTCCTACGCCTTCCCCTTCATCTTCTAATTTAATGACATGTCTTGCCCTTCTATTGAGAATTAAACCTGTATCGAAGTTTTTTATCTTGCTGCCGAGATCAACGATTTACCTTCTAGTAAGGGCTAAGAATACGAGGAATAATCTGGACAATTATTCAACCACCTCGTATGAAGCTTCGACGAATTACGCTTTATAAACTTCATCGAAATATTATTCTCCTTCTACGAGCTACTCTGCTAAGTACATAGAGTTCTCGTCTGATCCGATAAGGAGATTGGCTACAAAGTTAGCCGTTTTGAAAGTCCTGGTTCTAGAAAACTTTCCATTTACAATTCTTGCCACGTTTGAGATAAGAGTTTCCGTGTATGAAGGAACTGGTAAGAGATGAATTAAGTATTTTGAATTGAATTGTAAATATTTATACCATTATGGTGTTTGAGCTGTGTACTTAGCAATTTGATCTATAGAAGATTGTTTTTCAAAGTAGAGTGAGAACAAAGTTGCCTTGACTTATTATCTATACTCATTATAAATGTCATTGGCGATGGAGAGTTTATTGTCTAATTTTGCATATTTATTGAAAAATTCTATGTATCTATTTTCAATTGAAGTGACGTTTGATGGTATCAAGCTTAATCCGTTTGAGACTTGATATATTCTTTCCTTTGTTGACAAATCAAAGTGGCCTAGTGAGTTATATTTCCTGAGTTAAAATGGTGGAACTTGAGGATCTTCTACCTTCTTTTCACTTAAAATTAACCATGCTTCAAATCCTATTTAGACCTTGATGATAGGATGTTCCAACTCTACACTGTAGTCTATTGGAAACTCAGATTCTGGCAAAAATGCCACAAATGAAGAAGTATTGACTTCGACTTAGCCCTTACTTCTTTAGATGAACCCCATTTCTTGGATGACTGCTGTTCTATGTCTAATGTCTCCAAGGGTAATAGTACCATTGTACTTTTTACCTAATGCCAAGACTTCTGACAAGTTTCTGGCATCATCTAGCTATTCTTTTAACGATAAAGATTTTCGTTAGCTAGGCATCGATGACTATGAGGAACTGTCATCGGAATCCATGGTTATCCATGATGATGAGTCAGACATGTTTTCTTTCTTATCTTTTTTGACTCCGTTAATTTTATCTATCTCTTCTTACAATTAAAGTCCCTTAGTTATTTATTCTTCGCAAATTTTCAACTTCTCCTCAACCCTCTTTTTGTCATCCTCTGAAGGGTTGTTAGCTAATATGTTCTCATATTATTTCTTGAACTTTTATTGTATACCTAGTTTTGCCAAAATTTATTTTTCATCTGATTTAATCTATTTCTAAATGGTCATTTATCTTTATTTCTCTCTAATATCTAAACCAGCTTCACTCAAGTAGGCGTGGAACCCACCGTGTTCTTCTTAGAGGATGTAGATGTCTGCGTTCTCCGAAGTATCTTAAGATATTTTGACATTGATTTGACTTAAGAATTACTTCATAATTTAGAACTCTTGGCATTCAACTCTAAAATTATGAGGAGTAGTTAATCTCAAATCTAATCTATTCCAAATTAACTTACCATACTTAACTTATTCCCAGAAAGTTCTCTCTTCAAGTGTGGAGACATCTTTGATCATTTTAGTCTTGGCAGTTTTAGTGTCCTTACCTTATAACAGAGAAACGGCTTAGAATGGAGAGTCTCTGAATAAAGTATGTAGCGTAGTGGACAAAGCAGCAGCACCGGATAGTGCACTAGGTAGGTCATCAACATTATCTTCGTATAATTAATCAATGACTTTCATGGCTTCAGATGGATTTTCAGCAGTGATGATAAAGACAGCCATGGTGAGGCACATGTTAGCCTCGAAGAGTTCGCTCTTGTGATAACGCCAGTTATAATCTGGCATGCTAATGAGTGACATTCTATTATTGTGCTCTGTGCCTTTTCTTATTTAAGTGCACGTAAAATGTTTCTTAGCTTCGTATTGATCTTCAGTTAGACCGGATACTTTCTTCTAGAAAGTCACGCAGAATCCGTCTACTTTTGAGTCGATCCAATTTAAAACTTCTGGATCTAGTGGTCTTTTCTTGAGAGAGATATTAAATTTATTTGCTAATCTTTTTATTATTTTGTTAAGAGCCCAGTAAAAAATCTTGACCAATAAGACGAACGACTTAAATGCAAATGGGGCTACAAGATAAGCTGTTACGATCAAGGTTAAATACAATCCAAAATATGAAAAGATTGACCACATGTTAAGGATAAGGCCAACTACATTAAGTGGCGCATAGTAGCTGAGAGGAACTAATGGTAACATCATGAGCACTGATTCAAAAATTTTTAACCTATTAGTAGCAGCGAAAATCTACAGATTCCAACATGAAATTAAAGAAATCACACCCTCTTAATAAGCAACCACTGAAAGGATTATCATAATCAACCTCCACCAGTTGTCCATTACGACAGTGTTTAATCTTTATCTAATGCTCTAATTAGAGCTTTACCTGTTAAGGAAACAATAAATTTTATTGAAAAAGTTGTTAGGAATTTAGCAAAATTTCGTGTCGAACACCATGGATCATTACTCCAGGCACCCCAAGTTGGTTTCAGTAAAAACCAACAACCCCCTTTTACCTTCAACATCGTTAGATAAATCCCAAGCTCACCCCTCGGTTTACTCGAGCACATCCACACTGGACTACTGACTTCCTTCGAATCAATTAAGACCCGAATTTAGACTATGGCTGACTCATGTGCCGCAGGTATAACCAATCCATTGTAACACACAATTAAGGAGCTACGAACTGATCATTCTGGGGCCGTCGAACAGGCTTCTAGGATGTTCTACACATCAGAGGATTGTTACATTGCTGTAACGCTAGTTACCGTCATAGT